AGAGGAGATACATCAAGACCAATCATTTTTGTAAACTTAACAGCCCAGTGATTTTTATTTACGGTAGTGTTTCCCGTAGGCATTTTGTTTGCAAAGTCACGGCCTGGTGAAACTTGAGTTTCAGACTTAAGCGTAGTTAGTAGATTTTGAAACTTAGTGGGTTCATCACCCATAAATTGAATAGCAGCATACATGTCATCATCAACTGGACCGTACTCATCAATTGATTCACCAATTGTGCGACCCTCAGCATTACCTCTTGCTAAAGTAATTAATGCTTTTCCATATTGCTTTTCAAACTTAGCAACTTTTTCCCAGCGCCAAGAGTTTAATCCATTATAAGAATCTGAAAGAAGTTTCTTTGTAAATGGTTTGCCCTGGTCTAGTTGTGCGTTAGCAACATAGGCAGTATTTAATAATTGTCCGTACTCTTCAGCAACTTTAAATGCTGCAATAAATGGGCTAGCAACTCCCGCAACAGTACCCATTGCTGCTTTACCTATACCTTGAACAACCTTACCTATTAAACCTTGTTCAGGAAGGAACTGTTCTTTGTCAGCATAGATATAGCGAATATTGTTTTGAACCATTGGGTCGAGTTTTAAAAATTCTTCGCGTGCTTTCTTGTCGCTAAGTTTAAGTAAATCTTTACCCTTTTTATGGCTTTGAGATAACTGTTCAACCATAAGTCTTGACTTTGGGTCAAGAGTTGATTTAATAGCAGCAGAATAAAAGTTAGGACTTAACTGTGCTACAGATGGGTCTAATGGCACCTCTGGCATTAAGCACCACTATCTTCTAGCATGCGGTAAATTAATTCTGTATCACCACTAGGGTCTTGTTGTGCAATCTTTCTAATAACAGAAAGAACTGTTTGCTCAGCACTTGGAAGATTTAAAATACTAGAATCAGGACCAGGACCAAAATCTGAACCAGCAGTAATTGGTTCATCCTTAAACTTTGTTTCTGCAGTTAATGGAGTAATGTCTAAACGAGTAGTTCCAATTTTTTCAGTACCCTGCATAGGTGCAGCCATTTGTGTTGCCATGGTTGATTCACCTTGTCCGTATGGCAAGCCCGCAATATACTTTGCTGGTTGTGTGGCACGGCCTGATTGTCCGTCGCCACCCATAGGATTAATATTTGCTGGGTTATTTTGAGGAGCATCTGGACGGTATCCACCACGATTTTCTGGTGCAGGTATCATTCTTCATCCTCCTCTTGCTCAACGGGTTCATGCTTAGTACCAAGTACTTCGCTGTTATACTCTTGTGCCATTTTCATCATGCCGTATGCGTTCCACGGTGTCATGGCTTCGCTAACTTCTGTGTGTAAATATCGGGACCCTTCGTAGTCTGCCCACTCGGTTATTAATAACCAGTTAGTGCAGATAAACTCTGTCCCCTTCTCGTCTTCTTCAAGAAGAATTTTTAATGCTTCTTCTATTTTATCTCTAAACTCTTTACTCATTTTGCTTGTTGTACTTTCACTATGACTGGTTCAGCCGTGTGAATATCCCAACGAGATGCAATTTTAATTGCCATTCTAATATCTAGTTCTGCCACCTTCGGCGTAGTTTGCTTTCTAGAACTAGCAAAAGCCTCAATGGCACCGAGAGCAATGTCAGCGCCAGAGCCAGAACAATAGATACCACGAACATCGCGGTCCCAAGAATAATCTTCAAAGACAGGGTAAATAACTCCACGAACGACAATAAGAAATTGCGAATCATGTGCTGCTGCGTCTCCGTCCTCTTTCATGTCATAACCAGAATCAATAAACAATTTACGCATTGCTGGTATAAACGTTTGTGTCATAAACACATCTAAGTCATCAGTAGCACGTGGCTTAGGTGCTTTCCACCCAAACTGCAAAATGTTTGAACCACGACTAGCACCAGAACCTGCAATAAGAATTCCGTTGTTTTCAATAATCTTATGTGTTGCTAACTCCATAAAGCGACCATCGTCGCCAGATGAACGGGAATCACAGCCAACGGCTGCCCAATCTTTTCCTTGAATTGCTACAAGCGTTGTCATTGTCCCCTCCTTAAACTAACGTCGCGTAACTGTCCTTGCTGATGCTGAGGCTTCTCCGCCTGAAGTTAAACTTGCTAAAAGACTTTGTAATGGTGCTGGACCTTGGGGTGCTTGAGGAGCGCCTCCTGCTGGCGCGGCGGGAACAGGGGACGGTTGCTCAACCTGTGCACCAGCAGGAGGTAATTCTGGCGCAAAGACTTCTTCAACGGCATCTTCTATTGGTACGCCACGTTGACGAGCCTTAATGACTCCAGCAATTTTATTTACCACGGCTGATGGGTCCCCACCTTGCACAGCCATTTGTGGAATGGCTTGTGTATATGCTTGTAAAGAACTAACAAGTGCTTTACGCATATTTTCAATTTCAATCTTTTCTTGCTCTTGTGTTACGTTAATACCAAATGGTAGTTCACGCATTGCTAGGTCTGTAGAAATTAATCCACCACCCAATGCTTGTAACATAAAAATAAGTCCCTGTGCTGGGTTAAGCCCAGCAAGCATGCCGTATCGAACATCAGCGGTAAAGTCACGCTTAATGTCTTTTCCTGGCTTGTATGTAAGGCTATAAGGAGAACCTGCATCTACACCACGGATTGTCTTTTCAACATCAAAGAACTTTTCATCTACCTCAAAACATACAGAGATAACATCTCGTAATGCAGAAGCAAAGATAGCCTGAGCAGATTTAACCTGTGTATCAAAGCCACCCATAAGTGCTTGAACACCTTGGCCAGTAATAATGGAAGCATCAATGTTTCCAGTACGTCCCTCTGGATAACGTGTTCCTGTTCGTAGTTCTTGCTGCAACAAAGCCTGCTCAGTAAATGCACCAGGTGGAATGTTAAGGTCTACGCGTCTTACACCTGCTGGGTTAGCAGTACGAATGATTGCATCGCCGCCCAGTTCAAGTTCTGTTACATCTGTTGGTAGAACAATTGGAGCCTGTACTGATTTTTCTGCTGCTTCCATTGCAAGTAATGCAAATCGATTACGAAGCAACTGAATACCAAGTACATCATCAAACTGTCCACGCATCTCACCATCAACTGATGGACGCTTAGCAACTACAACCATCATCTTACCAAGCGGGTTAACCGCTTTAGATAGAATTAAATTGTTTTTTTCTGGAACAAACAACAGAGATTGCTGTGCATCGTAATAACGAATTATCTCTAGTTGTGCGTTAAGGTCTCCCTTATACATTTCTGGACCAAGGAGTTCTCTTGCGTACTCAGGAAACTCTGAAGCAAGTTCCCCAACACTCAAGTAATAACGCTTAGCAAAGGCAATACAGCGTCCGTAGCGGTCAAATTCTGGGTAAGCCCCCACTGGATTTTCTACGCGGATACGCGGTAGCCCTGCTTCTTCGTCTAATTCAATGATGAAAGGGACGAAACCAAATGTGATGTACATGTCTGCGCCTGTGTACATCTGTACTTGTAAATCTGAGTTAGCAAAATAATTATTAGCAATACGGGTACGTGTGTCTGCAAACTTGCGAGCACGGTCGTTTGCTTGATTAGCAGCAGAACAGTTAACAGATGGCAATGGTGCCATTACCTCTGATAGGTCACGGGCAACAATGTCAATAAAGTTTGCTACTACGTTAGCGTCAACACCTTGTGGAAAAAAATCTGGATAGACACTTGCTATCTGTCCTTTACGGACAGCAAGAACATCTTGTTGACGTGCATCGCGCTCAGCGGCACGGTCTTTAAGGGATGCAACCCTTGCAGAAATCTGTTCTATAGAAAGCATTTATTTCCTATCCATATTGTTGTTGCCACATTTCAGATGCGGCCTCATCGAGATTGATTGATGTACGTCTATGTTGTTGTGCTCTAGTGGCCCAACGATTACTTGCGTACCGTGCAATGTTGCTGTTCTGTTGCATAAACTCACGGGCACGAATCACAGCAAACCATAACGCCATAACAGTATCCGTCTTACCTCTGGTATCAGCCTTCCAAGTAATTAACTGTTGGACTAACGCCTTCATACCCTCTGAGTTTTCAGTGCTAGGTAGTTCTACAATGTTGTTCTTTTGGAACTTTCCCTCGCGTGTAGTGCCAAAGAGTGTTGACATAGATGCCACACCGAAGTTTGTGTCCCACTTGTTCTTGCCTGTAAAGTGAGAATTAAGCCGTACGCCGTGTGAAGAGAGCCATGTTCGTAGTTCTTCATCAAGGGAGTAGGCTTTTTGGTGGGCGTTG